AGCCCGTCGCGGCAGAGGCCACCATCCCCACCAACCCCATGCTGTACGCCGGCGCGAAGCCTGAGCTGCCGACCGCCGTGGAGTACATCAGCGCCATGATCAAGGGTGGTCACGAGTTCGACAGGATGCAGACCGCTGTGCGCGCTGCGGCCCCCGAGGTCGCCATCGCTGACACGCCCGGTCTGGTGCCTACCCCGATTTTGGGGCCGGTCTACAACAACTTCGTTGGCAACCGTCCGATCTGTGACGCTGTTGGCGTTCGCGCCATGCCCGCCGGCGGCAAGATTTTCATTCGCCCGAAGGTGGTCACCAACACCAGCATGGGCGTGCAGACCAACGAGTTCGACCCGCTCACGCAGGGCACGTTCGTGGTGGACGACATTCAGGTCACCAAGGGCACCTACGGCGGGTACGTCAACATCAGCGAGCAGGACCTCGACTGGACGGACCCGGCTGTTCTCTCGTTCCTCCTGGACGACATGACGCGGATCTACGCTTCGGCCACTGAGGAAGTCGCCGCCGACACGCTGGTTTCCGGCGTGACCAACAGCGACAACTTCACCGCCGCTTCGGTCGGGGATCCTTCCTACTGGGCTGACTGGATTGCCACGGCTGCCGAGACCATCGTGACGGCATCGAACGGCAACTTCCCCACGCACATGTTCCTTAACCCGAGCATGTGGGGCGAGCTGGTGCGCCTGTCAGACGACAACAAGCGCCCGATGTTCCCCGCAGTGGGACCGCAGAACGCTCTGGGCGGCATGAGCTTCGGCACCGGCAACGGCACCGCCTGGGGCCTGCAAGTGGTGACCTCCCGCAACTTCGACGCGGCCACGGTCATCATCGGCGACGCCAGCGGTTACGAACTGTTCGAGCAGCAGAAGGGCGCCCTGTCGGTGGACAACCCGAGCGAGCTGTCGCGCACCATCGCCTTCCGTGGCTACTTCGCCGCCAAGGTGATTGACGCCGACAAGTTCATCAAGGCGAACTTCGTCTAAGCCACTGAGCTGACCGACTGCCCATGGCCACCTACAACGTCATTTTCCGCCAGGTAACTGACAACCACATGGTTGTTCAGACCCTCGAGGACACTGACATTGGGATTGGGCAGTCGGTCACGCTCACCGGCTTGGGTGCCACGCTCAACGGCACGTACACCGTTCACGCCGTGCCGACGTACCTGTTCATTGGCGTGGACGACGAGGGCGATCTTCTCTACGACTACGACGAGATAATTCTCAATCAGCTGCTGTTTCATAAGACGCACGCTGATCTGAGCCGCACGGCTATTCAGCCGCCGGCCACGCTTACGTTTACGACCAGCTGCACTTGGATCGTGTCTGCTGACGTCGTGGAGTGGCTCGGCATTGCTTCGGCCACCGCCAACGACACAGCCTTCATCACGACATGCGTGAACGCTGCGAACGCCTACGCCTACCGTCGCCGGCGGGAAGCGGGCTATTTCGACAGCCTCACGACTGTGCCAGGGGGCGACGTCAAGCTCGGAACGACCATGTACGCGGCGAGCCTGTACCGGGAGCGCGGCAGCGTCGACTCATTTGCTTCATTCGAGCAGATGGGCACGCCTGTGCCGTTCGGATCCAATGGGCAGATCAACAGGCTGCTCGGCGTCAACCGTTCGCAGGTCGCATGAGCGCCACCGGCATCTTCGCCCAGGCACAGTCAACGATTGTGGCCACGCTCACGGCCTTGGGCATCAAGACCGTGACCGACGTACGCAACGCCCGGCCTTTGACCGTGCTTGTGGACCCGCCCACGTTCACCTGCTTCAACAGCAACATTGCCGAGATTGAAGTTGACCTGAAGGTGCTTGCCGCACCCCCGGGCAATCAGGACTCGGTGGACTACCTCATCACCACAGCTGACACCATCATGAACAGTGCTCTGTCACTGATTCGTGGCATTCCCGGGGTCATGATCGTTGGCGGGCAGGAAATCCCGACCTATGACCTCACCGTTCGAGTCTCAACCGCAAGGAGTTAGCCACCATGGCGACCACGACTTACCTGAGCCAGCCCGGCGTGATCACCGTGGGCGGCACCGACCTTCGTGACCAGTGCTCTGCCGTCACGTTCACCCTGGGCTACAACCCGCTCACCAGTACCGCGTTCGGTGACACCGGGGACCGGATGGTTTCTGGCCTGCAGACGGTCGAGGGCACCCTCACGCTGTACGGCAGCTACGGCGCCACGGAGGTCGAGGGCGTGATTGCCGGCGAGCTCGGGCAGGGCGACACCAGCATCGTGATCAAGAAGGCCGACTCGGCTATCGCCGCCGACAACCCCGAGTGGACCATCTCCAACACCATGATTGCCAACTACCCGGTGACCTACACCGTGGGTGAGCTGCAGGTGTTCGAGGTGGCGTTCTCGGGCGGTACGTGGGTGCGCGACGTCACGCCGTAATACTTCAACCAGGGGGAACCAATGAGCAGCGCAGTATCAGGTGACATCAGCTTCACCATCAAGGGCGTTTCGCATGTGGTGGACATTTCGAGCATTAAGAACACTGTGGCCTTTGAGAGGCACTTCAACGTGTCCGCCCAGGTGCTCGCAATGTCCCCGCGTGTGGAATACATCGCCTTCATGGCATGGACGGCGGCTCAGTCCGCCGGCATCGCCGTGCCTGACACCTTTGACGGATTCCTCGATGAAGTCGAGGACATCGAGGTCGTGGAAGGTGACGGGGGAGCTTCAAACCCTACGAACGGGGCACAGTCAGCCGAGCTCTAGCCGTCGTGCTGGTGCAAACCGGTTTCTGGCCCCATGAAGTGAGTTTCACCATGCGCGATCTGTCAACAGTGCTGGCGGTTATGCAAGAGGGCAGCGGCTGATGCCTGCAACCGTTACGGCGGAAGTGCTCGGCGTCAAGGAAACCATCAAGGCGCTCAGGCAGCTTGACCCAGAGTTCCGCAAGGAGTTCAACCGGGCCGCGAAGGGTATCGTTGCGCCCATGGTTGCTGAGGCAAAGGCCAAGTACCCGCAGCTTCCTCTGAGCGGAATGGCGCGCAGCTGGACGCCAAAGGCGTTCAGTATCTTTCCTTGGCAAATCAGCAAGGTTCGCAGCGGCGTCAAGGTCAAGACGAGCACCAGGCGCAACGCCAACAGCGTTCTGTATGTCAGCCAGGGCGATCCCGCCGGAGTCTTGTTTGAAACTGTTGGGAGCGGCACGACGCTGGGCTCGCGCATTCGGGCCCGCTCTGATCGCGTTCTGTGGCCGACCGCTGACCGTCACTTGCCCGAAATCACGAGGGGCGTGGCCGAGCTGGTCGAGCAGGCTGAGAAGCGCGTTGAGGGGATGATGACCTAATGGCGATCACGATTCCCATCCTCACCGACTTCAAAGGCGAGGGCATTGACCGTGGGATTGCCCAGTTCAACAAGCTCGAAGGCGCAGGGGCCAAGGCCGGGTTCTTGATCCGCAAGGCCGCGCTGCCGGCTGCTGCTGCCATTGGTGCTCTGAGCGCAGGAGCCGTCGTAGCGGCCAAGGCAGCCGCAGAGGATGCAGCAGCCCAAGACAAGCTCGCAGGCACGCTTAGGCGCGTTACAGGCGCTTCCGATGAGGCTGTCGCGTCAACTGAGGGCTACATCAGCAGCTTGAGCCAGAGCGTGGGCGTGGCTGACGATGAATTGCGGCCTGCGCTTGGCAAGTTGGCAACGGCTACCGGCGACCTCACCAAGGCGCAGGACCTGCTCAAAATTGCCCTTGACGTTTCCGCGCAAACCTCCAAGCCGCTTGACGGCGTGGTTACTGGCCTTTCCAAGGCTTATGGCGGCAACCTCGGGGCGCTCAACAAGCTGCTGCCCGGCTTTGACCAGGGCATCATCAAGTCAAAGGATTTCAGCAAGGCGCAGGACGAGCTGGCGCGTCTTACCGGAGGGGCAGCGTCCGACAACGCCAACACAGCCGCTGGCAAATTCCGCAAGTTCCAGATCACGCTCGAGGAAACCAAGGAAAGCATCGGCGCCGCGCTTCTGCCGGTGTTCGAAAGGCTGTTGCCGATCCTGCAGCGTGCAGCGCAGTGGGTGCAAGAGAACACCGGATTGGTGACCGGTTTCACGGCTGCGATTGGCGTTCTGGCCGGCGGCATTCTCGCCGCCAATGCCGTCATGCGCGTCTATACAGCGGTGGCCAACATCATGAAGGTTGCCCAGATCGCGTTGAACCTGGCCCTAACAATGAACCCCATCGGGATCGTCGTGGTGGCCATCGGAGCGCTGATCGGCGCACTGGTTTTGGTCTACACCAAAAGCGAAAGCTTTCGCACCGCCGTTGATGCCCTCTGGGGAGTGGTCAAGACCGTATTCGGCTGGATCGGCAACATTGCCGGCACCTACTTTGATGGCGTGAAGTTGGCCTTTGACGCGATCAAGACCGCCGTGGAAGCCGCCGGCGGCGTAGTCACGACCGCTTATGACGGCATCAAGACCGCGTTCCTCTGGATCAAGAACAACATCGTCGGGGGTGTCTTCGACGTCGCCGCATCTGTTTGGTCTGTGCTGTCAACGCCGATCGGCGTGGTTGGCGACGCCTTCAAGTCCGCGTACGACTTCGGCAAGGATGTCGTCAATTTCGTGAAGGGCATTGCCAAAGGCGCGTTCAGCACAGCTGCCAGGGCGTTCGAGCTGCTGGCCGTGCCGATCAACGCCGTGGTAAGTGCCATGCGCTCGTTCCGGGACTTGTGGAATTGGGCCAAGGACAACATCCAGGGGAA